TGGGGCAGATGCTGGGCGCTTAGGGCATGTATTCGCGGGCCTTGCCCGAGCGCATGCCGGTGCGTAGGCAAGGGGGTGAGGGGGGTACATGGACTGGCAACGACGACCCCGCCCCCACATATCCAAACCTCATAAAGTAAGACCCAAAAAATAGCATGTGTAAAGTTTTACCCAACTCGAAAAAATTCCAGCCCTAAAAAAGCAACGTGTAAAGTTACGCTGCCACCCTAACCCTGCTAATCTTTGTATGGGGCCGGTAACAAAAAGAATCCGGGCAAAGTGAGATTCGGTTTGTTGTACACACCCGGCCCCACCGCTCTTGACACATGCGTAATCCGCGAATACATTCGCGCAATGGATACACTCCCGCTCTATCACACGAAATGGTCTGATCGCTTAGCGTTTGATGTTGCCCTCACGCTTGAAGGCAGCGGAGAAACGCTGCAAGAAGTAATGTCGCGCCACAAGATCACGGCCCACGACATTCTGTTTTTCAATTCTGATCCGGTGTTCTTGAAAAAAGTAGAGCACTATCGTGGCGAGATCCGCGATAAGGGCATGACCTTTAAACTGAAAG